TTCTTTAAAATGAATATTCGGTTGGTTTTCAATAATTCGGAATTGACACAAGCGCTGTCCTTCTTCAATAAGTCCATCACGTGTAGCATAGAACTTAGCTCCCCAATAATCTTCATCACCACAGTAAGAGTTATCAATAACTCCTACACCATTTGTGAGAAGCAAGCCTGTGTTTTGAAATAGGCTTGATCTTGGTGCAATATGAGCTTCATAACCTTCAGGAAGCTCCATAACTACTCCAAAATCAACCTGAACTAGATCACCTTTCTTGTAAACCATACTCTTAGGTGAAGCTAGGTCAATCCAATCCCCTTTTGTGAGATCCACAAGTTGAGGAGCATTGTCTTTATACTTAATTTTAACTGTCTTCCTACTTGTCTTTTCAAAGAAGTAGTAAAGATCCAATAGAAAATTAAGTAATAGCAAGATAAAAATTAGTAATTGTGCGTTAGTCACTTTCATCTCCATATTCTGTGTTAATTAAATAGTTAATAGCCATCTTCATATCACTAATAGCTATTATATATGATTCTCTATGAGTTGTTTGCACAGATGTGTTTACAATAAATCTCTGAGTATCACTCATGTTTTCAAGTAGATAATCTGATGCAAAGAACTCAGTTTCTGTGAAGTATAGAACTGACTGAGGTGTGTTCCTCATTTTATCTAAGAACACAAGAGCTTTCTTAAGATCCTCTACTCCATTCTTGTCTTTGTATCGCCACACATATTTAACAGCAGAAGCTACTAGTGGATTTAGACCAGCTAAAATCCAAAAATCCCAGCACTCTAGTTTGTTTCCTGTGTAACGCTTTGGGTTAATAATATCTTCTTTCATCTTTCACCAAGCCATAATTGTAGACCACACTATAGCTATAATCTTTAGTGTGATAGCTAGTAGAGCAACAGATATAACAGCACATCCCATTAGGGATACTAAGTCTTTAAGTTCCCTTAGGAGTTTCATCTGCAAACCTCTTAATAGCTAGTTTCAACTCATTACACTCTTCTTCTTTTGTGAGAAGTTCTACATAACGGATAGGTGTAAGCTGTACTGATGCAACTCCATCAATACCTTCAATGAGTTTTAGTCGTGTACCTTTTATGTCTGCACGTTTATCTTCTTTATTCCATTTTCCAATGAAATAACCAATAATCCATGTTAGAGACCCAAATACAAGGCATAAAAAGATACAAGCATCTTCTGTTACCATCATTTCACCTTATAATGTTTCACTGTGAAACCATCACCTTTCATTGTAACTACTACATTATCCTCAGTGAGCTTATTCTCTAGACCCTTATAGTAAGTGTCTCCTTTATACTCACCTTCAACTGTGCTTACCACAGCTTCCTCACACCAAGGCTCAAAAGTCTTATAAGTTATAGCTCCACCAATGATCCAAAGATCTAGGCTAGAGTTCTCATAGATCTCAATGACTTCTTCTGCTGTGTGAGCAATGTAGACATCCTCTTGGTCATAACCTTTAATGTCATCCTCTTTTGTCAGGATGATGTTATGACGATTCTTTAGTGGCTTGCATCCTAGAGAGAACCAAGTTCTACTTCCCATGACTACAATGCCACCTGTTGTCTGATTCTTGAAGTAACTAAGATCATCTCGATTGTACCAAGGTATCTTTCCTTTACTTCCAATCAAACCATTAGCATCCTGTGCCCAAATGAACCTAATCATTTGATTCCTCCTTATAGTGTATTGCTGGATAACCCAACAAAGCTATTCTATCATTTTTGGGTTGGACTGTCAACCCTTTTTTGAAAATTTTTCTCAATAAATTCATCTAAGTCTTCCATCATTTCACCAATGTAGACTTTATAGAGGTAATCATAGGCATCAGGCTTGTGTCCACTCTTTCCTGGAATATAAAGTTTAAACTCAGGATCAGACTCAATTAAGTCTACAAGATGTACAAACTGGTCAAAGAAGTCCTTAGTGCGGTATTCATTATACACAAGGCGGATTATCTTACGTTTGTAGTTTCTTCCTGTGAGCTTAATCTTAGGATTCACACAGTCGAAGATCATATCACGTACATTGTAGCCTAGCTGTGTATATACATACATGTACAAGTTACCTTGAAGGCTGTAGCGGTATTCATCATCTGTAGGTGCTGTGGAATGTGTCTTATAGTCAACAATGGTCACAGTTCCATCATCATTCTGAATAACAGCATCAATGATACCTGTGAACTGATGTCCATTAGGGAGGTCATAGTAGACTTGATGTTCAGTTTCAATGATTTTCTCAAAGTCTACAGGCTCACCTTCTGAAAGGTAGCGATCAATAGCAAGCTCTCCTGAAAGCTTAGCTTCCTCTAGGAATCCTGATTCTGCATAAATCTCACGTAGCTTAGCATACAGATCTTCCTGAGTCATTTTACCCTTACTCTGTGCTAAAAGCTCCATACCTCTATGGAAGTATGTTCCACGATCCATGTACTGTGTTACTTCAGGATCTTGCTTTTCCTTGTAGCCTGCTAGGTATTTACACCAATGCTTCCAAGGATTTTCCAAAAATGTCTTTACTCGACTTACACTATATGTTGTCATTATCCACCTCTACTTACTCCATTTTCTAAATAATAAACCATATCTTTGAATCTCATGTCAAGCGAATAGACCTTGCTATTAAGCTCCTCATGACTCTGTTTCAACTCACCCTTAAGTTTCCCCACCTGATACTCTAAACGCTCAATTTGAGCCTTCTGTGAGGTCACAGTGGCATAACAGCAAAGGGTCAACAATAGGAATCCAAAGATAAGAGCATAATTAATAATTTTTTCTTGCATCTCGGATCACAAAACCTTTCTTCTTGTTAGGAGTGAACTTTCTGCTCTTTTCTCCTTGTGCTTTAAAGCTCACAACATTGAGAGGCTCTTGCACAATAAAGTCTTCATACTCAGGGTATTGTTTAAGCAACTCTTCTTTGCTACTTCCTACCACAGTGTTTGAATTTTGCACAAGTGACCACCCTGTTGATCCATCAACCATTTTAGTTAGGTAGTGATAACTTGGAAGCTTAATCATGTAAGGTACATCCTCTTCAGTGACTTTCCAGTTACCTTTCAGGATAGCATTTACCATACGCTCTAATTGATCCACAGTTTCTTCTTCTGTGTTAGATCCATTTTTTGTAAGCACTTGTCTCCAATAGTGGTTTTTGTTTGCCTTTGCGCTATTTAGAACATAGTTTAAGTAAGAGATACGGTTAACCTTATCAGGGAAAGTATCAATAGGTGCATCAAGGATGAAGTCTTCTTCAGTCTTAGAAATTGAGATAACTTCTGTGTCTTCAGCTTCATCTGTAACCATGTTGACAATCTTAGTTTTTACCATGTCAGGTACTTCCTCACCTTGAAGGATCTTATCAAGGTAGTACTGTGAGATACCTAACTCATTACATAGTTTAGATTTACTTTTTGTTTTTAAAATATCCTCAATAATTTCTTTATAGTTCATAATTTTCCTCACAGGATGGGAGTTATTTCCCATCCTCTTTTAATTGATCTGTTAGGCAAGCACTACAAGGAGTAACTTCATAACCTAAAAAGATAGCTAAAACTTGGTTTGCTACACGTGACTGCTCAAGGAAAGCAAACTTAACCTTATCATTGGCTAGGTCTACTTGCCAAGCCTCAAACGCTGTAATAGTTGCCACAAGAACGTGTTTAAGGAGACACCACATGTCAGGGTTTCCTTCCTCATTAGCCTGTGACTTAAGCAATTCCATAGCTTTTCTACGCTGTTCAGTAGTAGTCTGAAGAAGCTGTGTAATTTGATACACCTTGTCTTTTGTGTCATAGATAGCTACTTTATCTTCCTCAGTTTGAAACTCAGGATTATCCAGGTTATACCAAAACTTAATCTGATCCTCATATTTACGGATAAGGATCTCTAAGTGGTACTCACTAGCTCCCAAGTGCATGATGTTTGTGATAATATCCTCAGTAATCCCTACTGAGCTACTTTTGTTTACCATTATTCCTCCTAGAATACATTGTTTAAATCCATCTTATAGCGAATGAAGTAGGTGCTTTTAGTCTTTCTGTGCATCTCTTCATGGAACTTTTCAGCCTCTTCATAAGTAGCAAATTTGTGTACTCTCTTAAGCTGGCTATCAAAGAACTCTAGTACATTATAAGTCATTCTGCATAACCATTATCAATGATTGAAATGATCTTTTCCCTTAACCAAAGAGGAACAGTTCTATCAATCACAGGATAATGAACAATCCTCCTTTCTATCCTTTCAGGCTCATCAATGACCACATGAGAGAAGCAACATGTCTGTGAAATGTAGTCAGTCACAGTCTTGTAGGCATTACTGAATCTACGGTACATGTAGTCAATCTCCTCAGGTAGTCCATGCTTAGTCTTAAAGATTAGGTCAAAGCTACTCATCTTAGACACAGGTTGACCATAGTGCTTTCTAATATATCTGAGACCATTAAAGAAGTCATCCATTACATACACAGTGCCTCTGATCGAGATTGTGTATAAGTCTTCCCAATCATTCTGCTTGTCTATGTAGTGCTCAGGGTCAATCTTAAAAAACCTGCGATTAGCCTCTCTGATCTCTTTGTATTCATCAAGCCTATAAGCAGGCTTATCTAAGATTATCATTCTTATCCTCCCCACGCTTGTGCAACTTCAGCATCAGCAATAATTGGTATTGGAATGTCAAGTCCTTCAAGAATAGAAGGATGTTCCATAGTATACTTAAGCTTAGGAGCTACTTCCTCAACATAATCATCTCTAATTTCAAAGAGAATAGCATCATGAACAGAACCTAGTACAATACATCTATCATGGTCAATCTTATCACTGAACACAATATCAGCTAGAGCACTTGTACACATGTCAGAAGCAAATCCTTGGACTCCTGAGTTTATGGATTGTCTTTCAGCCTGACCTCTAGCTCTAAAGTTGCTAGAATTAATGTCAGGAAGGAAACGTTTACGTCCAATAGGAGACCATGTGTAGCCATTTGCTCTAGCATATTTTATACAATCTTCATGCCATGTAAGCAATGTTGGGTAAGCCTTAAAGAAGTTCTCTCGCAAGTGTTCTGAGTCCTCTTCTGTAATATTCAATCCAAAATTTTTAGCATACTGAACGAATGTTTTTGCAGACATTCCGTATAAAAAACCGAAATTACAGTTTCCTTGGATAGACACTTTACCATTATGCCTAATAACAATATTATGCTCAGGTACAGTAACACAGTATACATTATGGTTAGTGTTATGGTGTGTTCTTAGGTCTATATCTTTACTTTCAAACCTACTTAGTGGTTTTTTATTCAGATTATATGATAGAGTCCATGTATCACTTACATTATCTCGCTCATCCTTAACCTTGTAAAGCCTTGCTCTCACACCTGATTGAACAGCCATGATCTGCATAGAGTCTAAAGTTGATCGGTTAGTTGAGCTTACTGTAATAAGGTTTGTGTGGTTTACATGACCATCCCAATGACTTGCTTCCTCTAAATACACAAGAGGGTTTAGCTCAGTCATAGCAGGCTTAAGTAATGTCTTATCTGCTGTACAATAGCGTTTCATATTACACACATAATCAAAGTCAGAAATTGTAAAATAGGTTACCTTAAGTTTACCTTGGACTTTTTCATCATAGTCAACTCCAAGCCTATCAACCATATTTCTGAATCTTTCAATTTTACGTTTCTTAGTAAAACCGAACCTGATCTGTGTTTTTGATTCACTATAAGACCCATCAGCCACAAAACAAGCAACTAGCCTTGTCATATCATCTTTTATGAACCAGCACTTTTCATACTTGTAGTACCCAGCGTTTACCCAAGCATACTTAGACTGACCATGACCTGCTAGATCTTCAAATGGTACTTTCTTCATATACTTTTTACCATTCTGTACCTGTATAATACATTCATGGTTAGGTGTAAGCTTCAATGAAGTGTTTTCATTCTCAAAGACACACACTTTTTGGTTAGGTATCATTCTGAAGTCTAATGGATCAACATAACTGATCTCCTGTGTCTCAATATTATACTGAGCTACAGGAGTTATACCATCATACATCTTGAACTCAACAAAACCATCCTCAGTAAGTATCTCTGTATCACCACTGAAACAAGACTTAGCTTGTGTTCTCTTACGCTTCTTCTCCTGTGGACTCATCTCTGAGGTATCACCAAACAAAAGTGTAGTAGTTTTACTGTGCAAGTCACTCCCTGACTGATAGGCATGTTGCATATTCTCATCTCCTGAAAAGATTGATGCTACACGCAATTCAACTTGTGATAGGTCACATTCCAATATCTTCCATCCAGGTCTAGCTTCAATCAAATTTCTTACATTTTTATCCTGGGGGATATTTTGCAAATTTGGATTGTTACAAGTAGTTCTACCTGTTCTAGCTGTAATATTGAAGCTAGGGTAGATCCTATCATCCACTTGAATTTCTTCCCAAGATTTAATAAATGTTTCCAGCTTAGTCAACCTACGATACTCTAGCAGATCATCTACTACAGGATTACCCACATAGTTCACTAGCACATCACTGCCTACTGAGGGAACTCCCTTAGCTGTTTTCTCAATAACCTTAAGACCTACACCATAGCCAATAATCACAGGAGCGTAGTTGTGTTTAAGCTTAACCTTAATATCATACATGTGAGGATTCTTTTCCTTCCACTCATTCATGAACAGTGTAGCTCCCTTACGTGTGTCAAACTCACCTCTATAGATTATATCATTCATGAAGGTATACTCAATCACTTCATAGGTGTTAGGAAGCTTCTCACCTTTCTCATCATACACAGGAACATCTTTCTCTGTGAAAAGGATCTTAGCCACCTGTGCTGTAGAGTTCCAGTTAATGTTACCTACTGTGAGTAGTCTTTCAAGGATAGGCTTATACTGCTCCTGAAGCTTCTTAGCTATCTCATGTCTTCTAGGACTTATGGGTGCTCCATTCTTTTCAACCTCAAGGTAAGCTTTATACACACGCATCTCATGTTTATACACTTTCTCAAGGTTATAGATCTTAAGCTTTTTCTTAAAGATCTTAACCAGCTCCATAGGATAATACACATCATCCAAGCCATAGGCTTTAAACTTCTCTGTGATCTTCCCTGTCTTAGCTTCTTTTGAGATATCATAGTCTACCTTAAAGTACTTCTTAACTAAAGGCTTAAGTCCTAGCTCTTCCTCTCCACAAACGTGAGCCATCACTAAGGTATCAACCCACAGCTTCAACTCAATCCCTGTCTTAACATAAAGGAAGAGTAAGTCAAACTTTCCATTGTGTGTGACTAGCTTAGCATCCTTAAGCTTAGTAAGAAGCATTAAAGCACGTTTCATTCCCAATTTCTTCCAATCGAAGAACCTACGCACATACTTTCCTTGGTCTACATTTGTAAACCCAATCTGAATTGAAGTGATTTCATCTCTAAACCTATCAAGACCTGTTGTTTCAATATCCAAACACACAGGATATTTAAGATCAATAGTGTTTATCAATGTTCATCACTCTTTCTTTAATAATTTCTGTATAGGTTACATTCCTTGTGTTTATTACATTTTTATCAAAGATAAGGAGACCTCCTAAATCAAAGGTATTTAGACTAGAATAATACATTTCTTTATCTGTGTACTCACAGTCAACAGTTTCACCACCTATAAAGTGATATCTTACAACTACTTCCTCACTCATTTTTACCCTTCCTACTTAGAATACCTACAATGACAGCTCCAATAAAACCTATCAGCCAAACAGCTCCAATCAGTAGTCCAATAACATCTGATAAAGTTAAAGCAAAAATCATTACAACTTCTCCAAAATTCTATAAAAATCAATAATTCTATTAACTTCTACTAGTTTTCCTGCACTGACTCTTACATGGTTGAAGTATCGCATGCCACCATCTTTTAAGGATAACTTCAAACATATATTTTTAAATAAATCCACTTCATCAATTA